CTCCGGAAAGCGGTGGATTTCTCTGCGAGTAAGGTACTTGTCCCATATCTCGCCAAAGGCATGGCGCCTGTTTTCCATAGTGCAGATATTGAAAATCACTAGGTTACAGATAGAATTGCCAATAGTGGTAAGAAATGACCCAGAAGGGTTTCCACCCCATCGAAAGGCGATGGTGCCGTCGGGCATGAGAACGGGAGAACAAACATCAGCGAGCCAACATTGAAGAAATTGGACTGCTGCTTCCGGTGTAAGAAACCGGGTAACAATGCGATACATTGCGCACATAACCAAAAGCATGAGACCACCATCCCAGGCTGGACAATCCGAATCAGCAACACATGGCCGTAAAGGGGAGTCATTGGCGTCGAGAAAGACTTGCCATTGGCCGTGACAGCCTGACATCCCAGCCGTTATGATGGAGCTGGCTCCGCCTGCATTGATAGCTTGCTGGAATTTGTGAGTGCAGCGAATGCCTGCCAGAACTAACTGAACAGGAGCGATCATAAAAGAACGAAGTTTATCAAGGTGAATTTTAGAGATGTCTCTGACTTCGACCTTGCCACCAGCTTCGAAACAGACTGGATGGCCTGCAAAGATGTCGTTCGTCATCTTGTCAAGGTCGATTTTGCCTTGGTTGTGGGCTACGACAGCGGCGCGCTTATCAGGCAAGATCTTATCGAGAGGGTAGCCGTTAACACCATCAGGATTAAGGTGTGTCATAGCTTCCTCGGTTGAGATAGATCCAAAAAGCGGAGTGCCGTCTTCAGAGAATTCTGTTGCATGGGGAGTTAAGTAAGGTGTGAGAAGTTCGACGACGTGGTCAACGGTTATGTCGAAAACTTCTTTGGGAACACGATCTTCCCAATACCGGACGCTAAACTTGTTCACGTCGCGATACACAGACTCGGGGGTAGGCTCGGTAATTCCGACAAACTCTTTGGTGAAGTCGATGTCGGGGAAATGAGGTTCAATAATACGTTGCAGGTCACGGTTGGGCAAATGCTTTGAACTGGGGTGATGAAATTTTTCAGTTTTAAAGACAGGGGTCAAGTATGGCCCAAGGCGAGGTTCTTGATGTGGCACCCAAGGTTCGTATCCGTATTGGGTGCCTTCGCTGGAAAGAATACTTGCCACGATTTCAGGAGATTCCAACACTAGGGACGTGACGCCAACTAGTGCTGCGATTCGTTTTTTTGCCTGCACCGCGGGGGACTTTTCGTCGGCGGCTTCGGCTTTCTTTCGCGAATCGGAGCTTGCGATAAGC